ATTCTTGTTAAACTAGAAAGCATAGAAAGAAAATTAAAGTTAGGAAAGTTAATACAATGACACCAGAACTAAAAGATATGTTAGAAAGAGCAGTATGGACATTCATAGAAGGGTTCATAGGAGCTTTGACAATCAGCCCAATGGTCGGTATTGAAGCAAATTCACTACAAATTGCAGCTATTGCAGGTGGTGGAGCAGCTTTATCTGTTATCAAAACATTCGCAAAGAAAAAAATAAGTTAAACCTTTAATTGTCATACCATTTCTGTATACTATTGGTAACAGGGAACAGGAGGTATGATGCCCAAGAAAAAGAAATATACTGGTGAACAACTAGGTAACAACTTCTACAAGTCTGGTTGGCAACCTGGATATGACATCAATCCACAAACAGGTATGGGTGAGCTTACTCATGTAGGTACTGACCCTAACTATCACAATAAATATGATGAGATACTTAGAGATTGGGGATTTGACCCTAAGAAGTATGAGATTGTAGGCACAGTTCGTGCATCATCATGGAATACACAGTTAAAAGGTGGTCAAGTAGAAACATTCTTTGCTTTTAAAGGCATTGTAAAGCAGAAAGTACCAGGTCACGACAAGTATTTCCAAGAATTATTTAAACAAGCTAAGAAGAAAGCACCAGTTAAGACTAAATATAGTGGTGGTGACACAGCCTTTATGTTTTTTATGGCTGATTGGCAGCTAGGTAAGAAAGATTATGGCGTTGAGAACACCCTTAAACGCTACGAGGTTGCCCTACAAGATGCAGTAAACAGGATTAAGGAACTGCGTAAGGCAAATGTAGCTATCAATGAGATATATATGGTAGGACTTGGTGATTTGACAGAGAATTGTTATGGTTTTTATGACTCACAACCACATAATATAGAGCTTACTTTGATAGAGCAGTACGCACTAGCAAGAAGTCTTATTATGAAAACAATAGACACCTTTCTACCACTTGCTGACAAGCTAGTATTAGCAGGTGTACCAGGTAATCATGGTGAGATGTCAAGGTCATCTAAAGGACAAGTCACAACTAATAGATTAGATAACTCTGATACTATGCACTTACAGATATGTGAAGAGATAATGAAAGCTAACCCTGCACGATACAAAAAGGTAAAGGTAGATGTTCCTACTGGTTTTCATCAAGTGTTAGATGTTAAAGGTGTAAAGGTTGGCATGACACATGGTCACATGAGTGGTGGTGGTGGTAACGCAGAAGCTAAGATAGAATCTTGGTGGAAAGGTCAGATGTATGGATTCTTACCAGCTGGTGAGTGTGAGATTTTAGTCACAGGTCACTATCATCACTTCAGAGCCAAGCAGCAAGGAGATAGAACTTGGTTTCAGTCACCATCATTAGATAAGAGTATAGATTTTACTGCTCGGTCTGGTATGTGGTCACATCCTGGTGTCTTAACATTCACAGTAAACAAAAAAGGTTGGGATAACCTAAGAATTGTGTAGTTTCTGTGGTACATAGTGCCACTTATAAAAATACCCCTCTTAAAACGAATCCTAAGAGGAGTAAATCTTCAATGTTTATAGGCTTTTTAGCTGAAAATAATCTGGTCCATCATGGAACTTTTTTAGCGTAGATTCAGGTAATTTCTTTAAAAGATTTTCTATTGTTATAAAGTCTGGGTCTTTTCCCTTTATGCATACAACAATAAAATAGTTTGTTGCATAATTTTCGCACATCAAGGATTCAAATAATATGTAATGTTTTAAATCATTAAGTTTTATTTTGTAACTTGATTTTATTTCACAAAAGAAATGTTCCTTGTCATTGTATACAAAGTAATCAGGAAAAGATTTTATCAAAGGATTCATCTTAGCCCATTGTGGTATAGGACTAGACTTGAAATCTGGAGTATCATTTAAATGTAATCTCCTAAACTTTATATCTTTACTCTTACAATAAGATTCAAATATATCTTCAGCAAAATCTATGTAGTTACCTGCTCTTTCTTCGTAATCTAACTCATTATGCTTTCCTGCTTCACTAATAACTTTATCTGTCATTACTCCTCCTCTAGTTTGTACATTGTGTACTTAACTGTAAGCTCTGTACCTGCTTCTATATCTTGCAGTGTATAAAGATGTCGTGTCATCCTACCTTGTATCTCACAGTTAGGTCTATCACTATGATTAATAAACCCTCCAAGTGGAGTACGCAGTAGGTTGTTCTCCTCTCCAAACCATTGCACATGAGTCATTCCTATAACTTCATAAGCAGGTATATCCTTGATTGCAAATAAACCTAGACCCTCTATCTTGCTTGGTTGTATGGTCAAGTAATCAGGTAAAGGTCTGTACACTATTCTTCCTCTTGTGTTACTTCTGAATTAGTTATAGTCATAGTATGTAGAGGTAGGATTGCAGCAATTTCTTGCTTACCATCTGCTTTATTAAATATAATTGTTTTAAAGCTACCTCTCTTCTCTAACTCTGCTAATAGTTCTAACATATTTACTTTTGATAGGTCTGTCATCTTATCTCCTTTTTATTATTTGTTTTTTGACTGTATCAGTTTCACAAGGTAGTCCATCTATGTGATGTTTGTACTTCTCATTACATACCATGCACTTCTCGTATCTGTTATAGTCAAACTCTACTATTGCCATAAGTGATTGCAGATTTAGTGCAACCTGTCTAGCTTTCTTATCAATCTCATTAAAAGATTTCATCTTGTTGTTCTTTGTATACTTCCTGCTCATCTAATGTACTTATCAATGCGTTACAAGTAGCCCAGGTCCATGCGTGTGGATTGTTCTCATCTGTCAACTTGTATCGTGTTGCACAAAAAACATTACCTTCATTGTCATAGTAAGTTTGTGTATTAGATTTACATAAGTAAGGTGCTTTGTGGGTAGTGTCATACTTTGGAGGGATGTCAAAGTTGTAGTCTGGAAATCTTTTCTTGATTCTCTCTACTAATCTTTTCAATCCCTCGTTGCTACCTATTTCTTCTAAAGCCATTTCTCAAAGGGGAAATCATCTCCACCTATCCACCAACCTTTACCACAACCATCTTTGTCTGCACCATAATTATCACAGGCAAAGTCTGGTATCTTAGCAAACTTAGGGTCGCTATTCTTTTTCTCTCTGTTATCAACAACAGTATCAAATTTGTTACATCCAGATTCAGGACACTGCATTTTAGAGTCGCTTATGTCTGTTGCAACTGCACCTAATAACTCTGCGTTGTTGTTCATTGAGTCGCCAAAGAAAGTAAGAAAGGTTTTCATATCATCATCCGACCAATCATCTACCTCTTTACTCATGCCTTGTTCAACGCATTTATCATAAGATGTTTTCTTCAACTCACTTCTTATCTGTTTATCAGGACACATTCCCTCTAAAATATCATTGAGTTGGTCTGATACAGAATCTTCTTCTGCACCTACATCTTTAGCAAAGTCTTGTTTAGCTTTGTTCAATGCTTCTTGTTCTTCTTTCTCAATAACAACATCTTTGATAGTGCCTGTCTTTTGTATTGGTTGTTGTACTGCGTAGTGTTCTTCTTCTGTAACGCCACCTGTCCACAGTTCTAAACCAATTCCTAATCTCATGCAACATCTTTTTATACCATCTGATACTGCAAGTTTAAGTATCTCTGATTCAGTGATGTTTCTTTTAACTGCGTTCACATCAACATCTCCAACTTCTTCTATTGTTTGGTCTGTTGATTTGATATACAGTCGGCACTTAGCACCTATGATTGCTCCATCTTTATCTCTTTTTTCTTCAAAGGTAAAGTCATAACCTCCACTAATAACATCTACTAATCTCTGTGTGTAAATGTGGTGTGGTACATAGTCGCCAAATTTACCTTGTGGAGCTTTCTTTACAACACTTTTAGGAAAGTCTTTTGTCAATTTCTTTTGAGTTTCTTTATCCATTATTCCTCCTCGTTTGTTGCATCAAGTATGCGATACACTCTCTGTCTTGTTATTCCTAGTAGCTCTCCAATCTTTATGATTGATAGACCACTATTGAAACCTAGTACTACTAATACTTTTCGTTGTTTAGTTAGCATTTCAACTTCTGATTGTGCTGAATGCAGTAATCCTTTGATGTCCTTTAATCTATTTTGTAGATTCTTTGTATTCAGTTCATCAAATATTTGTTCAATCTCTTTAGTTTCTTGCACTTTCTTCTCCTCTCTCGTATCTGTTAACTCGTATTATATTCCTTATCTCTGACAATAAATCTACTATTGTACTTAAAATTATGTAGAGTATTATTGCAATTCCAACTGCGATTAAAAATAAGCCAATGAATTGGCTATACCATGTAGTCATTTTCTCTCCTCTTGTTTTTGTTTACTTAACTTATTGTTTCAACTATGGGTTTTACTATGAACGCTGACATAGTGTTAGGGTCTTTAAGTTCCCTTACTTTACTCTGTGCCTGTTCAAGAGTGTCAAATTCATACTCCATTTGACCACCATAAATTGAGATACTAATAACTTTGTAACTCATTTGACTTCTTTCGTTATCTATTGTCATGTTACCACCTATTGAATCATAAGTAATCATCTTTTTCTTTTGTTCCTTCTTTCGCCATGTCATCTAGTATCTCTCCTTTCTCTAACTCTCTGTATAAAGATTGTAGATACTTGTGTTGCTGTAGATAAACAACTCGTTGCTCATCATACCTTGCGTATCTAATATCACTCCATGAACTGATACTTCTTTTCTTCTCTGTATTTATTCTATTCAACTCATCTTGTAACTTATCAGATAAGAAATCCAACAACTCATAAGAATTTATATAGCCATTAAATAAATTAGCCATTACTTCTCCTCCTTTATTATTTCCATTAACCAAATGAAACCAAACATATCTAAATCAATTACTCTTGATAGTTTTAATTTAGATATAACTTCTGTTTGTCCACTTGCTCTCCATTTTTTATGTACTTTCCTGTATAAACTATTTTCTGATACAAATTTCTTAACTTGTTTTTCAAATTGTTTTGCCTCGTAATAGCTATCAAACTCTATATATCCAATAGTTTTTAGATTATGTAAGTTGTTATGACTCCTTAATCTGCTCTTGATATTTTTAGCAATACCAAATTTGATACCAGTTTTATCTTCACATAAGTAAAAGTAACCTTTCACATCTAGGTCAAAACATCTTGGACAATTTGGTTTTTCTTGTTTTGTATTAGGAGAATCTTCATAACTGTGATTTTCGTTACAAGTCCACCAATATTTAGTATGTGAATTAGGTGTTACTTGTTCTGGCGTTGTACTGTTCTTTGTATAATCCCAATACTGAGCAATCTCTGGACTATGTACTTTTAAATTATACTCTGGTGTTGCATGTTTTCCAGAACAAAAAGGACAACCACAGTTTTTATGTACTCTATCTCCAGTACTTGACTGATAGTCATGTCCCTTTGAGCATAGCCACCATGAATTAAACTTACTCCATGAAGTTAAGGTATTAACATCTCTGTTATTCTTTGTTGGGTGATACTCCTTTGCAATCTCTGGATATTGAAATGGTAAACTATGACATACAGTGCATTTTATTTTTGATTTTACTTGTTGAGAAATAGCTCGTTCAAAACTGTGATTCTCTTCACAAGTCCACCACACTTTTGCTTTGCTTTTGTACCCATAATTTTGTGGTAATTTCTTATTCTTGTTGTAGTCCCATTGGTCTAACGATTCGGGGTAAACTATGGACAACATATTATTATCTCCTAAAGAATATGGACTACATTCTTTACAACCATATTTTGTATTTCCTCTGTCGCCTATCCTCTGCTTAAAGCTATGTCCCTCATTACATAACCAGTATGCAAATTTTTTAGAACTGAATCCAACCTTATCTGGATTTAAACTGTTCTTGTCATAATCCCAGAATTCTAAAAGCTCTGGTTTTATCTTTGCTAAACTATTTTCTGGATTGAAAGCCATTATTCCTCCTTGTTATCTATTTGTTTGTTACAGAATTCACAGAGTATTGCTGACCAATTCATGTGACCTAACTCTAAACATTGGTCACAGTGTGGACACCATAATTTATATATCATGTCCCAGTCGTTATACAATACCTGCATTATTCTTAATCCTCTATTGCTTTTAGTTGTTTTACATATACTTCACAGCCACAAGTGTTACATGTAAATTCATCTTGGTAGTCTGTTTTGCTACTATATTTGATTGCTACGCATTCAGTACACCACGCTTCTATAAACACTTCTGTTATAGTCATTATTCTTCCTCCTCAAATAGTCCTCTGTCAGAGTCATCAATTAGTAGAAGCTCCTCTACATGTTGCTTTACTGCTTCAAGGTCAACATCATTAAACTTGTTTTGCAAAACCCAATGCAAATCGTTCATGTATGTATGTTGGTCATCTTGATAAGCCATTTTTAAGTAGTAAGCCATGAGGCTTTTGTTTTGTTTCTCAAACATTTCCTCCACTACTTTAGTGGTTACATCTTGTCGTGGCTCGTAGTATCCTGTATCTCTACACATTATTTATTCTCCTTGTTTATTTCTTTTAATCGTAAATCAGTTAACATCTTGTAAACTAATTCCTTATCTTCTTTAAAGTCCTTGTTGTTAAACTTTATCCAATATGTTTTATACATTGCTTGTTAATCTGTAATCTTTAGTTATTGACCAACAATAAAAACATATCCAAGTTTTTTCATTTGCCCTTTGTATAACTTCTACCACATGGTCATTATATTCTTTACATTCTTTGCAATTCATTTGCTATCCTTTGTTTGTTATTACAAGGCTATCATAATCTATCTACTATGTAAACATCTAACAACATAATATATTTAATTAACTTGCATTCTATTTTGATTCTGCTATGTAAATACCTCTATACATACCACTATATATTGTATGCGTTTAAATGCGTTTTAAGAGGGTGTTGTGGTGTTAGGGGTAGACAGTGCCATGATTAGATTGCTGCTCTTATAGGTACAGA